ACCACTGGAGTGCATTAAAAAGATTGTAATTAAGTTAAATGATGGTAAACAACGTACCATTAATTTACACACACTAATCAAGCAAGGATTACAAATCGACGACATCGAATCGTTGGTAGCCAGGACATTTTCTGAAATGGATGCTGATATTAAAGATGTCGATTTTGTAGTTGATATTAAAAGCGTTGCTGCATTAGTTCAGCCAGAAACAGATAAGATATTGGGCAAACTTTAGGTTGTAAAAGACCCAAAGTTCTGTTACAATAATACTGTGAGAACCTTTGTATTCCATACCTTTTCAATGGGCGATGTAGAAGACCCTGAAATTTATTGTGCCGTACCTATTAACCAGTGGCAACAAACAGAAAAGGGTCAGTGGGTTATGGAGCATTGTCCTGACCCACAGTTTCGCATAGGAGCAGATGCATTTAACTATGGGCACAAGGTTAGTATCTATGGTCCGTTAAAAGATCAGGATGCTATATATTATTCACTAAAGTATTTAGATGTTAAATAAACCTTTAGATTTTTATGTTAAGTGGTTGGCAACTATTGTTGCATTAGGTCATGTAATATTAACTGCCCACGATGTGTATCCTTACTATAAATTTACAGGTTTGTTAAGTGCTTCACTATGGATATTACTAAGTTTTCTTTGGAAGGAACCTAGTTTAATCATATTAAATTTGATTATGGCAGCAATTTATATACACGGGATATTTTTATGAAAATATTAGTAACTGGAGGACTAGGCTTTATAGGACACAATGTAGTTCGTGTACTCGAAAGCTTTCGTCACGAAGTTGCTATCATAGATAATAAAACCAACTATGGTATTATTCCACAAAAAGAATTAGACTATCTAATGCTTGAACGCTTATGTCGCATACAAACTCGAGATATTTGTATTGCTGACATATCAGAATCATTTGACGATAGTATATTTGAAAATGTAGATGTTGTCATACATCTTGCTAGTTTTCCTAGACAAAAAGTAGTTAACGCTAATCCACAATGGGGTAGTCGTATTATGAGCGAAGGATTACTTAATCTGCTTGAACTAAGTGTTAAACATAAAATTAAAAAGTTTGTTTATATTAGCTCTAGCATGGTGTATGGCAACTTTGGTAAGCACGAATTCTTTGACGGCATGGATGAAGCCGCTGATTGTCGTCCGTTAGGGCAATACGGAATTATGAAATTAGCCGGCGAATGGTTAGTAGAGGATTATAACCGGCATAGTAATTTAAATTATACTATTATACGACCTAGTGCTATATATGGTCCTTATGATGTAGAGGATCGTGTAGTTAGCAAGTTCATAATAACAGCTATGCGCGATGGGGTATTACAAGTTAATGGCGAAAACGACGAATTAGATTTTACCTATATAGACGATGCGGCTATGGGAATAGCATTAGCTGCTGTTAGTGATGATGCTCTCAATACCACATATAACATTACCCGAGGGCAGTCACATACATTATTAGATGCGGCTAAATTAGCTATTAACATTGTGGGAAAAGGTAAGATACAAATTAATTCTCGAGATAATAATTTCCCTCAGCGAGGGCAATTAAACACATTACGAGCTAGAAGTGATTTTGGTTACTATCCTACTGTTGATATCGAAGAAGGTTTCCAGGAATACTACGACTGGCTTATTCAATCTACAAAGTTAAAATAGGGCAACAATCATGTTAAATGTTTATCAAATTCCCTTAGAAGAAATAGAAAAAATAGAATGGCATGATGATCCTGCAGCCTATGATTATGAAATTTATAAATTAGGTGGAGAGCGTGATGAATTTATAGCTGTTAATCCGTATCTTGCTATGTTAAGTAATTTTATTAACGAAATTCCAGAAGTCGGTCAAAGTAGATGTATAGTTTGGAAAAATCAAGACAGGTGGGTGGCAAAATATTTTACTAAGCCATGGGTTGACGGAAAAAGATATAAGGAAGTAGAATTAAACTTAACTTTAGAATTAATACACGAACTAATTTCTAAAAATGAAACTTCAATAATACCTAATTTTGCCAATAATCCTTTATTAAAATCGTATATTGTATGGGAAAGGAATCCAGATATTGACAATTACATATCGCTTAAAGATGATCCAACAAATATTACGCTAGAAGATTTAAATGATTTAAATTATGAAATGGTATGGTATCTTGATCCTAAATTTAATCCTACTGATGGAAAAATATGGGCAGTAAAAGCACACTTAAAAGATTATCCTAATAAAGGCACTAAAGAAATGGGATACCTAAGTCCCAAGATGAGAATGAAATTTAATCCAGAAATTCCTAGACTAGATTACCACCTTGATTATTCTATTCCATACTATGATCTTAACTATGAATTTGTGTGGTATCTTGATCCTAAGTTCAATCCCACCGACGACAAAATTTGGGCTGTAAAACTTAAATTAATAAACGGTATACCTAAGCCAACCAAAGAAATGGGGTTTGCCAGTCCCACTATCATTTATAATCCTGAGCTACCTAAGTTAGAATACATAATCGAAGAAAATATTCCTTATTACGATTTAAAGTATACACATATCTGGTTAGTAGACGAAAATATAACCGGAACATTTGACGACGTATGGGCTGCTAAAATTATTCCGCACGAATCCGAAGGTGTAACATTTGTAGGTAATATTAAAATCAACCTACCTAAGGTGTTGGATGTAGTGTTTATTAGCTATAACGAACCTAATGCCGAAACAAACTGGCAAAGAGTTTTGGAAAAGGCGCCACACGCTCGTCGTATTAACGGCATTAAAGGAATTGCGGAAGCACATCGATGTGCGGCAGAGTTAGCCACTACTGATATGTTTTATGTGGTTGACGGAGATGCTTGGTTAGTAGACGATTGGAAATTTGATTATCAGCCATATATATTCGATAGAGATTGTGTGTTTGTATGGCACAGTATTAACCCAATTAATAATTTAGAATACGGATACGGCGGAGTAAAGCTATTGCCAAGAGAATTAACATTAAACATAAATAAAGATAAGCCAGACATTACAACAAGTATTAGTAATAAAATTAAAGTTGTGAAAAAGGTTAGTAATATCACAGCATTTAATACCGATGCCTTCAATACTTGGAAATCTGCTTTTAGAGAGTGTGCCAAATTAAGTTCAAAAACAATTAATCGTCGTCTGCTTGTTGAAACTGAAAAAAGACTCGATGCGTGGAATACTATTATTAACAACGTACCATACAGCTCAGATGCCTTAGCTGGAGCGATTGCTGGCACAGCTTACGGTAAAGAAAATTTAGATAATCCAGAAGCATTAGAATTAATAAATGACTTTGAGTGGTTACATAATTTGTATAGTAATAAAAATAAAGTTAAATAAACAATGTCAGACAAATCAAATAACGATAACAAAAAAGAACCAGTAACACCGTGTAGTCCCACTGTTTGTGCTGTGCCTTGGATGCACTTAGCATTTGAACCTAGTGGGCAAGTAGTGCCGTGTTGTTTAACTTCTACCCATAATTATTTTTCTGGTAATCTTAAAACAATGACCATCGAAGAGATATGGAATAGTGATAATCAAAAAGCACTACGTAAGGAAATGCTCGAGGGTAAAGAGCCAAAGATTTGTAGTAAGTGCTTTGATCGTGAACGTGTCACCGGAGAAAGCGGTCGTGTATTCCACAATCGAGATTTCCCAGATGTTATTGAAGCTATTCCTAATATTACAGAGCCAGATGGTACTTGTACTACAATGGATTTAAAATACTGGGACTTTAGATTTAGTAACTTATGTAACTTTAAATGCCGTAGTTGTGGACCACGCTATAGTTCTGCTTGGGTGCCAGATGCTAAGAAATTAGGATTCTCTGACCAAGAAAAAGTATGGAGTATCGATGCGGTAGATGATACTACCAACTTTAAGTTTTTAGATAATCAAATTGACAATGTAAAGCGTATCTATTTTGCTGGCGGCGAGCCGTTGCTTATGCCTGAACACTGGCAGATTCTTGATATGTTAGTAGCCAAAGAACGATTTGATGTTAAGTTATCATATAATATTAACTGCTCTACATTAGAGTATGGCAAAAAGAACATTGTAGATTATTGGAGCAAATGGAACTTTGGCAAACTAGAAGTTTGGCCCAGTATTGACGAAATTGGTCAACGGGCTGAATTAATTCGGTCAGGAACTGTATGGCCCAAAGTTGAAGAGAATTTAAAAATGTTATCTGGACTAAATAGTATTATACTGCGCCCTGGCATTACAGTTGGAGCATTCAATGTATTCCGTCTCCCAGAAATTATTACACATTTAGTTGATATTGGCGTTGTAAAAAAAGACCCAAGAACTAAGCGTATCAGCTACAATAACTTCTTTATTAATTTACTTGAAAGTCCAATTTACTATCATGTAAACATACTTCCAGATGATTTTAAAGAAGAAATTATTATTAAACTAAACAATTTCATAGAAGAATATAATACAAAGTATAATACAGATATTTCAAAACTTCTAGCACATATCTTACACGAATTAACTAAGCCATTTAACGAGCAGGCTGCTAAACGATTTGTAAAACTTACAAGATCACTTGACGAAATTAGAAATGAAAACACATATGAAACTATACCCGAATTGCAAAGAGTCAAGGAGGCTCTAAATGTTCAAGACTAAAACAAGCATTGCAATAACAGCTAGTGATCGTAACGGGAAAGAATTAAAAGTAAAATTTAAAATTTTAGATACTGATATAGCAGATAGATGGATTAATGTTATTGAACAAAATCAAGAATTAAAGCATACATTACAAGCTAACTATAGAAAAATATTAAGTCCTGAAGAAAGACTTGAAAATTTTAACATCTTCCGCAATAATATTAAACAAATTAACGCACAATACGACAAAGAGCTAGATGATATTGTATCCTTAGAATATTTGTTTAACAATCAAGACGTGTTGAACGATTTACACGAAGAATATGAAATTTATGGGGATAGATTAAAAGCACTTAAAGACATAGGTTATTTTAACCGGCCAGACGAATACCCAGACTTATACGGTCCAGTATGGCCAGGTAAAAAACAAAACTTTGATGTACATGAAAGATTTTTACGCCTAAACGAACAAATTCATAACTTTGAAGCTATCTTTAGAAATTGGGAAACCCCAGACGAAGGGTTATGTACTTGCTTAGTTGATTATATTCCAGCTGGTATACATGAACCGCTCAAGCCTGAAGATTTCTTTTTGTTTGAGTCTAACTTACAATGGGGCTGGATGTATTTAGGGTATAATACCTTAGGTAAGCATTGGTCTAGTGTATTAAACGAAAACGACATTGAAGTAGTACATAGACACGCAGTACGCCCACAGGCCAGATTTGCCGCAGAGTTTTATATGCACTTTGGTCGCCCATCACTCACTTATGTTAGCCGTGTTAAATTTTATAACTGGTGGATGAAAAATAATTTGTCTGAAGTTGCTGATCCTGATATGAAATTATCTGAATTAGCATTAGGTTATATCCCAATAGCTAAGTTAGCCGAATATAGTATAGATAATAGCTCCCCAATTAGTGTTCCGTATGACTGGTCTAATAAAGAAGCTAAAAACTGGAATGTAACTGTGTGGAGTAAATTTAATAAAATTACCAACGTACAAATTATGAACGAATAGTTGGTTGATAAAGATAAGTATTTCCTTCAATCTGTACCCAATCTGGATCATTACTTAAATCTACTTGCGGCAATGAGTGATCTTCAAACATTACAAATTGTTCATTAGTTAATATATTAAGATCGGGTCTTTCTTCAAATACAGCTTCATACCCCAAGGAGCGAGTGCGTACACATATTTCCCATGCTGCCCCGAAGAAATAAATATTTTTTATTTCAGGATGTAGTAATAAATAATATTCTAGCTCCCACCACCAGAGCATAGATATTTGATGTTTATTTGGATTTATATAATTCAATATAATAGGATTAGTTTCTTCTATTAAATTTTTGTTATTATACCTATTTAAATAATCGTGTGCGTACCGTAAATGAGGTATTTTTTTCCTAGTTGATTGTTTACACATTAATCTATTATTTTGATACCAAATGCTCTCGCCCTTTTCATGTTCTGTTTTACAATTATAGGATGCAAGTACTATTGTTTTAATACTATCCGTATTATCTAAGAAATTAGTAATTCCGTGATAACACCTTTCTGCATCTATATCTAAACTAGGACTTTTCCAACAGTCTATCAAAATGGCAATGCTAGGTAAAGATGTAATCATAGTAGTTTAAGTAAACAATTATTTATACATCAATATATAGTGCATAAATATTATATCTTATCAAAACAAAAACTCCAAATGAAAAAAATAATTAGAATTCGACAACCCGACGATGCTCCAATGCATCTTACTTGGATGATTAATAATATATGTCAAAATAGTTGTTCATACTGTCCTTCTGATTTACATGACGGTAAAAATCACTATTACGAGTGGCAGGATGCTAAACGATTCTTTGAAATGCTATTTGAACGCTATCCTAAAATTCATTGTAGTGTTAGTGGTGGCGAACCTAGTATGAGTCCATTTTTCAAAGATATTTGTAAAACATTTCACGAAGCAGGACATACTATTGGGTTAACATCTAACGCCGCAAAATCTCCGGAATACTGGAGTGAGCTTGCTGAATATTTAAACTATGTTTGTTTTTCGTGGCATCCAGAATTTCTCGATCCTAAATTTGCTGAAAAAGCTATTGCCGCTGGTAGTAAAAAACCAACAGTAGTTCGTATTATGATGCATCCTGCTTACTGGGATAAATGTGTTGAGGCCTATAATAATTTTTATAAAATAGAAGAAATTATTACAGAACCTGTTAAAATTATTGACTATAATAATATAGACCCTGCGTCTTATCAGTATACGCCCGAACAACTTGAATGGTTTAATCATAATACTGGTAATCAAAGAAATTTAATGCACATAGATCAAAACTTACCTCATCCTAAAATTTGGGCAACTTACTATTTTAATGACGGTACAGAACAATTTAAAGCTAATGCTAGCGATTATGTAAATCAAGGCATGACTAATTTTAACAATTATACTTGCGAAGTTGGACTAAAATCATTGTTTGTAAGACCTAACGGAACTATATATTTAGGTAATTGTTTAGTTAATGGAAAAATTGGTAATATTACTAAGCCTGATAAGATTATGTGGCCTACCAAGCCTGTTAAATGTAATCTTGATATATGTAGTTGTTCAAGCGATGTAAACATTAATAAATGGATTGATTAAGTGAAGAAAATTATAAAAGTTCAACAATCAGAAACATCTCCATTAAATTTAACGTGGATGATTAACAATATATGTACAAATAGTTGTTCTTACTGTCCAGACAATTTACACAACGGGCAAAATCATTACTATGAATGGGAGAATGCTAAACGGTTCTTTGAAATATTGTTTGAGCGTTATCCGCGTATTCACTGTAGTGTTAGTGGAGGTGAGCCTAGTGTAAGCCCTTTCTTTATAGAAATTTGTAAAACATTTTACGAAGCAGGACATACTATTGGCATTACCTCTAATGCTGCTAAACCTGTTGCTTACTGGGAAGAAATTGCTCCTTACTTAGCATATGCTGCATTCTCCTGGCATCCTGAGTTTCCCGATAAGAATTTTGAACAGAAAATTATGGCTGTAGCAAAATTAAAACCTGTAACTGTACGAATTATGATGATGGCAATGGATTGGGATAGATGTTTAGAAGCTTACAACTATTACTCGGCTATTCCTGAAATTATAACAGAACCAGTCAAAATTTTGAATCACAAAGGAAAAAATATTTCCGCTCACTATTACCCACACGACTATGCCGAGTGGTTTAAAAAAAATGTAGGGAATCACAGAGAGTTAAAACACTTTGAAAATGAAACTAAAACTGTAGATATTGGTGCTACATTTTATTTTGACGATGGCACTAATGACCAAGGCATGGGCAATGCTAGTGACTATGTTAATCAAGGCATGACTAATTTTAACGGTTATACTTGTGAAATTGGATTAAGATCTTTGTGCGTTAAGTGGGACGGGGCACTATATTTGGGTAACTGTTTAGTCGGGGGTATGATTGGTAATATTAATGATCCTGAAAATATTAGATGGCCAACAGAATCTATAAAATGTAACATAAACTTGTGCGATTGCTCAAGTGATGTAAATATTAATAAATGGATTGATTAATGTTTTGTAGATTCTTATCAAATACCTATCATTTTACTTACGACAATGTAAAACCCTGCTGCTGGATTAAAAATACGCCAAGTACACAGATCAATATTCTTGATCCCGATATTAAAGGAAAGATGGAAAAAATAAGACAAATAGATGAATGGATTCCTGAGTGCAGTTATTGCTACGATTTAGAAAAAGCCGGAACTGGATCTCCAAGAACTAGAGCAGACAAAGAATCAATTTTTAGTCCCGAAGACAAATTAGGCGACATTATTAAAATTGAACTACAGATAGATGATGATTGTAATGCCGCTTGTTTAATGTGTGGGACGTGGAATAGTAGCACTTGGCAACAATACGAAGTTAAAACACTTAAAACTAAAGAGTTGTCGTATCGTTGGAAAACAACTGTTGACGAACGTGTTGAAGCTATTACTAATATAATTGATTTTGATAAAGCAAAACAAGTTCACTTTTTTGGCGGGGAGCCATTTAATACAAATACGCAATTAAGAATATTAAAGTTAATGAAACACCCTGAAAATATAAAACTAGTGTATGTTACTAACGGAAGTGTATTTCCGTGCGACGAAACAATAGCATTGTGGAAAAAATTTAAAAATGTAGTGGTGGCGTTTAGTATTGATGGTATCGAGGAGCATTTTGATTATTTGCGGTGGCCGTTGCGGTGGGATCAAGTTAAAGTTAATTTAGAAAAATATACAGATTTGTGTTCTAATAAGTTTGTAATGAATACCAGTTTTACCGCAACTCCATTTAATATATTTTATATAGATAGGTATACTAAGTGGGCCGAAGAATTTTCTAAAATAAACAAAAATAATAGTTATCCAATTAATACGTGGTTTTTAAACCCTCATCCAGTAGTTGGAAATGAAATAAATATGTCATGTATTCCTTTGGCCCTGCAAGATGTTATTAAATCTAAATACGGAGAAGATAGTAGAATAGCAAAATTACTAGTTTCTTTCAACAAAGAGCAATGTCAAACTATGCTCAATTATATAGAATTTCACGACGGTCACAGAAAACTTAACTGGCGTAAAACATTTCCAGAAGTTGTACGATATTTCGAGGAAACAATATGAGAACAATAAGAATATACGGTGATAGTTTTGCTTTTGCCGCAACTTTTAACAACATTAAAATGGGCTGGGGCAAAATGCTTGGAGATTTATTATCACTTCCAGTTCATAATAGTGCTGTGAGCGGTGGTAGTACAGAATATGCTATTAAATCATTTATAAATGATATTGAAAATAATCTTATAGGAGATGATGATATTATTATCTATGTTCCAAGTAGTCCAGGGAGATTATATTTTTCATATCAATTAAATGTTGCACCAAATACAGCTGGACCATATACACATAAAACTTTTTATTTTAATCCGACAGAATCACGCGAATGGTATTGGGAAAATAAATCACATATTGAATGGTGGATGGTCAATAATGATCGTGATATGCAAATAATCACATTCGAATCTTATATACAACTATTAAAAAACTTTGCTATTAGTAAACCAAATTGCACAGTTATAGTGTTACCTGCTTTTCATAGTAGTAAATATAACCAAGATATTTTTAATAACTTGCCGCCGCATAATTTTTTAAGGGCTAACATTAATCTTTCTACAGTTAGCCAAATTGAAATTGATGACACAACAGAGTATGATTATTTTAAATGGACTAAATTTACTAAAGTAGATTCAAGAGTAAATCATTTAACTCAAATAAATTTAACTATATTAGCTAATTTATTAGTCGAATCAATAAAAACATTAAATATAGATAATATTACATATGATAAATTTCAAACTAATATTATTAAGACAATTACATCTAAAGAAGAATATTTAAAATATGTCGAAAACAATATTCTACCATATCGAAAAGATATAGACCAGATAATTAGCTAATGAAAACAATAATAAACTTTTTACTAAAACCATTTCGATGGATTAAAAAACGTCGGGAATTTAAACGCAAATTAAAAGAATTGCGTAAGCAAGACCCTTTTATATATCCATTATGGTAAACTATCCAACTGAACTACTCAATTTTTATAATCAAAATAAAGATTACACAAGCCCAGTATACCCATCTCTTCAAGAATCGCACGATGATGTGGAATGTGCTTACTATCCTATCAAATTTGATTTTGATACTACCTTTTTACTAAAAGAGTGTCAGGATGTTGATGATTTATACTTTAATCACCGGGGACAGGACAAGAAAAGCGGGTACGGACACGAAGGATGGCAAAGTTTGACACTACACGGCATTGACAAACACAAGACAGAGCATTATACTAAGTATGGCTTCACAAGTTTAGAAGAAGCAGGATATCATTGGACCGATGCTTGTGAACGAGTTCCAAATTTATACAAATTTTTAAGTAGTTTGCCGTTTAAAGTGTTTGACAGAGTACGTATTATGCGATTAGCACCAGGCGGTTATATTATGCCGCATTCGGATAATAAGTACCAACGAGCTTTTAGTCCACTTAACATAGCTATTAACAATCCAGAAGAATGTTATTTTGTGTTTAAAGACAAGGGCATTGTTCCGTATCAAGCAGGATTGGGGTTAGTAATAGATGTAGGCAGAGAACACGCAGTTATTAATTTTAGCAATGAAGTGAGATATCACATTATTGTACATGGGCACTATGATAAAGGTTTTTATAGTTTATGAGTCTAGTTTATATACAAAAATTATTTTTAAATAAAAAAATAAGATATGCTGTAGTGGATCAAGCACAAGTAGCATCTAAACATACAGAGCTTTTTAAGAAAATGCGTGATATAACAATTTCGCTTACTACAAGAATTGCTACTTTAACTCCTAATGGAGGCGATGTTAAGTTTTACAATACTATTGACGAAGCTATGGAAGATAGTATCAACTATGATTTGATTTTTATTCAATCTGTTGGCAATTTTATAAAAAGCAATGAAATTTTAAAGGAATTAGAAGACTATACTAAAGCCAATCCTGATTTTTTCATGGTGGCATTTACATTGGACTGGCAATTAGAGCACGGCAAGGGGTGGGTTGAGTGTCACCATCAAATGTTGTTTGTTAATATTAATACTTGGAAGCAAGTAGGTTCCCCTAAGTTTGGCGGTTGGGACACGGTTGAAGAAGAATTGCCTAATTATAGTCGTTCAGAAGAAAATTTCCACGACAAGTATACTCCTTACTGGATGAAGGGCGAACCCGGTGCTACATTAGGAACTAGATCCAAGCAGGGTACAGGTTTTATTAAAGCGGCATTTGAACATGGTATGAAAATTGATAACTTTACAAATGCTATGAGAAAAACTAGACTATATGTTTACCCTGAATCAGAAACTAGCGAATTACATGAAGCATTTACAAGACGAAATACTAGATTAGTAAGCAATCCTAATCAAAAAAAGTGGATTCGTACATTAAGCCCTGCTCCTACTATTTGGATTTATAATAGTGAGCGTTATTACTTTGAAGATACCGAAAAAACTTGCGATACTTACTTTGGGCCGGCATCTGGATTTAAATATTTAGATATTTTAAACGGTAATGAAAAAGTGAAATTTGTATTTTACGATTTCCATCAAAAATCTATAGATTGGATCAAACAACTTAAAGAAACATGGGATGGTAATGATTTCCCAGCGTATATAAACAATCAATCTGTTGAATTCAACGAATACTACAAGTATGTCAATAAAGATATCGAAACTAATCAAGAATTATTATTTCATGATTTTGGCGGGGAAGAAAACTTTAAAGTACTATGGAATCGTTTCAAAGAATGCGAAGCCGAGTACATTGTGTGCGATTTGTTTGATTTGGAACAAGTTAAACATTTAATAGCAAAAACAAAAGGAAATGTTCCTTTCTTTTATTATAGTAATATATTTGCTACAGATTATACTGTAATTAACTTTACATTAAAAGAAATCACCGATCATCATAATGCGTTTTTGCAGTTAATTTTTGATACTTATCCCAATGGACTTACTCACGGTTGTAATGAATTTGGTGAGTGGGTCAATTCGCCAATAAAAAATATACATAATGTTTAATAAAGATTCTTTTTCAAACGGACAAATAGATAGTAAACTATGGTTGTGTCGCGAGCTTGAAGATTTAGGATGGGACAGCGATTATACTCATATATACGCAGGGTGGTACGGAGTGCTTGCTTTTTTATTATTGAGTCGGGAAAAATTTAAAGTTGGCCGTATTGAAAGTTTTGATTTGGACCCTAATGCTGAAGCGGTTGCTGATATGATTAACGAAAATTGGGTTATTAAAGAGTGGAAGTTTAAAGCATTTACACTAAACTGTAATCAAGGTTTAAGGGGTAATCCTGATTTAATTATTAATACTAGTAGTGAACACTTTGAAAGTATGGATTGGTTTAATAATATTCGACCTGGAACTCGTGTTATCATACAGGGTAATAATATGCCGCATGATGATCATTATGTGCATTCTGCTACATTAGAAGATTTTATATCAACTTATCCATTGTCTAGTATTGTCTATCAAGGTAGTTTAGATTTTACATACCCCGATTGGCAGTTTACTAGATATATGGTTATTGGTACTAAGTAATTACCAACCTTCTTGACGGCGGATAACATCAATCTCGCGAGTCATAACTGCATGATTAACATATTTCTTACGTTGATGATCTTTAAAAAACATACTAGCAGCTTCGTCTAACATAACTATAGGCAAATTAAGCTGAGAAATTAAATCGCCGGATATTCGCGCGGCAATTTGCTCAGGATCATGCCCATCTATTGTGCTAAAAATTTTCTCGAGAGCATCAAAGCTCTGTACATTTCTATAATCCCACTCAGGAGTAATCATTAACATATATGTACCCATCCTAGCGCCAAGCATAGCCCAAATACCGTTTTCTACGTCGCGTCCAACATTTTGCCATATAGTTAAATGGTCAAGATTTCGTTGATGTACTTGCTGTTTAAATTTTACTATTGTTGGTTTTGCTCCGCGGTCAAGACACATCTTAACTCCTTCTCGGAAACCTGCACGCCATGCTTGAAATGGTGTTTGATTAGGAAAGGTTGTGGAGTAAGTATTATGCATTGCCCAATATAACGGGTCAAAACAAAATTCTACTTCTGTTTCAGTGCGACCATCTGTATTCTCATGAGTTTTCATGTTGTTTACAAATGTTTTAGTCCATGAACTAATGCCACCGTTGCCATAACATAATCCGTTAATGTAATTAATTGCCTTCCAACGAAATACTGCCTGCTCCCACTCTTCGTCAGGAAATTCTAATGTAAGATCAAAGAAATCGTCCTCGGGCATATTGTCGCCGTCAATAAGAATAAAGCGTTCTGTTTCGCTAGCGGCAGCGGCGGCTTTGTGTGCGGCATCTGAGCCCTTAACTCCGTCAACACGTTTGGCCCAAGGTATCATATTTTTGATTTCAACCCAAAACTTTTCTTTTTGCGGCTCGTCGTAGCTCAAGTATATGCAATCTAAATCTGCTATATCGATGCGTTTCATCTTAAACTCCACTTAATATTAGGTTCATGCTCACTAACAACAATACTTACATCACTGGGATGGCAAGGAGTGCCTATTTCGTCTGGCCTTAATTTTACAACACTTGGTCTGTGTGTAATTACTAACTGATTATTAATTACTCTAGCATGAGTAGGCGGATTTATGTAGGTAGTGTGATCAATGTCTATATACTTACCAGGTAAATCCTCCATAGAGTAAAATAATGGATATCCTTGGTCATTGTAGTACAATCTATATATAGGAGTGCTAACTTCTTGTGGCAATAATGCGGCCCAAAATTCTGCTTCGGTCATTTCACTCATTACTCCACTCCTTTATATGATAATGTACTAAACCCCATTGAGCGATTGTGTTTAATCTTAGCCCAGGATTAGTATTTTCCCACACTAACTCATTGGTCCAGTCTTCTGTTATAATAGGAATTATGTTCTTTTTCATGTGTACCATTGTAGGACCCATACCTAAAGGTAGTGTAGCATTTTCTATCCCGATAATATTAGCGGCTATAGCATAAACTACATCGGTAGTAGGAATATCATCAGGATATTTTAATAATGCTTTGTATTTGTCCCAATATTCAAAAATATTACTTACTAGGCCAAAAAATTCTTCTGCGGTATTACTTTGTTTCCAATAAGTAATTCCGTTATATACATCAGGTAAATTATTATCGTCAAATAATTTTCTGTAGACTCTAGAAACGCCTGAATTGTCATAAAAATCTCGACAACCTTGACTAATAGCTACATTTCGATATGCCAGTAATTCCCACCAGTGGTCTATAGGACTAGCGCACCACATATCTGCTTCAAGTTTAATAGTTTCCTGATAAGGAGTCGCTTCGTATACTTGCCAATCATTGGATAATTTCCACGATGATTCCTTAGCTTGATCTCCGTAAGGTAATAATTTAATAATGTCAAACTCATCTGCTTTAATCATCATATCTGTTAATAAACAAATATTTACTTCAGGGTGCCACTGCCGAATACTGCGGGCTAATTTTTTAGCGCACAATACATAATCTGTGTTTTTAGTGTTAACAGCTGGAATCAAATAACCGCGTTCAAGTAGATTTAGCAACAATCTCTCCTAAGTGTCGTTTACCCATAGCATGAAAATCTTGATTAAGAATTATATAACGCGGTTTTTGATCTGCTGTTAAAAAATCTACACGATAACTATCATTGGATAACTGTGTTAGTGCATGTTCAGGAGTTACTGATGCTAAATTCCAGGGCATATCAGCATGGTCAAGTGTGTGGCCATCAACAATGTTTAATGCTATACTCAAAGCAAAATCGTTACGATATGTTGATTTTGCAATCCCATATAATGCTTTGTAATGATCCCAATTATCACGAATCATACTCATAGTTTTAAAAATTAATTTTGCTTCTGTAGATCTGCGAAACATCATTATAGTTGCCCACCACATAGGTGTTTGATGACGGCCAAAATTGTTAAGTTCGTCAAAATTATCTTTGTTTACTACATCATACGCTGTTTTGTGTGCAACAAAATTTTTATCAATGTTTAATATTTTTAATAACTCATTGCTTGCTATAACATAGTCAGCATCTAACACTAAGGTATGCGACCACGGACTTAATTCGTAAGCATCAACACGATTACCGTTGTACCATGTAACATCTTCCTCTTGATCAGCAAATTTTCTTAAATGTTTGCCTTTGGGCTGTGCTATTATTACTTGTTCAAAGCGATACTCAGGAGGACAAGGTTGATCGGTTACTATTGCTACTGGTAGGTTTAAATGCCTACGAATATTTTTTGCGGCCCAATTGGCTATAGCAAGATAATCTATATGTTCATTATTAAACGCAAAAATTAGTACGCCGGTGGTCATCTATTTTTATTAAGTTCTTTATATTCGTTAAGCCATGCGGACATTTGCTCACAATATTTTTGATATGCTAATTTTCTTAATTCTATTACATTAACTTTTATAGGATTTTCATACGAGTCTAATATCACAATATCAGTTTCACTGTGTTTATTCATTTTTACACACAGATCTAAAAAATTAATAAGTTCAGGTGTTGCTCTAAATATTCCGCTATCATGTACCAAAATAAACTTGCCTTGATATTTTTCTTTTAGTGTTCGTTTGGCAGCTGCGTGATCAAAACGAGTTCGCGAATGTTTAATTAATTCTTCAGTATCCATGCTTTTATTATACTACAGAAAGGTAAAAAAGTAAAGAGTTTAGTTCTCTTTTGGTAAAATTAATTGTTATTAAATGTTGGCTACGGATGAAAGAACGGTCGGCGTTCCCCATACATTGGTAATGTATGTTGTTTCTGGTGGAGTATACGTAACAACTGTGGCTGCCGCGGTGCCAAAAGCAATACCAGTAGTAGCTGTTCCGCCTGTAAGTGTAGTTACTGACGATTCACCGTTTTCATACCATGTGGTCACTAAAGTAAGTGACGTTGGTGTAACATTATTATTAACTGCAGCCGTAACTTGTACATAATTACTACTGTATGGTCCAGCGGATGGATATTGTTTGTAAATTGCCACTGGTGTGGTTGTTAAATTAAAAAATCCAGTACCCGATGCTAAAATACTGGGAGTACCGGCGCCGCCACGTGCTGTTGTGCCATAGTAAGTTTGGCCAGCAATAGTATGCGCGGTGTTAGCGCCAGATAAAAATACACCTACATTAGCACAGGTATTTAGAATAAAGCCATTCCATGCTGTATCTCCAGTAGTGCCTGTAGATGTTTTGCTAAACTGAACTTTAATTAATCCGCCAGCATTAAAGAAACTTGTTGCGGCACTGGCATTTGAAAATGTTACTGTGTCTGTAAAAGTTGCTGTCCATTTGCCATCAACGTTACCAGAGGTATTACCAATACCGCCTGGAAAACTAGCAGTACCAGTCCATCCTGTAAACTGTGTTCCAACAAGGGCGGCATTAGCACGATTATTATAACAATTAGTTATATCAGTGTTAACATTAGTCAAAACAGAAATTATATTACCGGCTACAGGATTAGTACGTGAAGTAATAGCAGTGCCTTGGTGAGCTCCCATTTGCGAAATAGTAGTATTAAGAGTCGCCCATTGAGCTGCTGTTACTGTTCCGCCAACAACTACTGTTGATAGTGCTGGTTGACCGTAAGCAGAATTCCAAGTTGCATTAATATTTGCGCCCGCTGTTGTAGAAACAAAGCCATTGTAGTCTGCCGCTTGTATTAGTCCGCCTGTTATATAAGTCATTTAATTATTCCGTTGTTAATTATACTACCGATGCTGCTACTGTAGGTGTTCCCCATACAGGACTTAAATTTGTCTGTTCCGGTGGGAAATATGTTACCACCGTTGCTGGTGCTGTACCAAATGTAATACCATTTGTAGCTGTACCACCTGAAATTACAGCACTTAACGCTGTGCCATCGTCAAACCAGGTTGTAGTAAATGTAATAACTGCTCCAGAAACAGATGCGTCGACTTGAACATAATTAGCATTATACGGTAGATCTGAGTCAAATTGTTTATAAAGTGTAACTGGGGTGCCAGTTAACTGAAAATATCCAGTACCTGTTGCCAATGTACTTGGAGTGCCTGTTCCGCCTACTTTAGTAGTACCTGTGTATGTGCCACCACTAATTGTTTTGGATGCTGCTGTAGAACTTAAATAAATTGTTCCACAAGTTGTACCAATAAATGCATTCCATTCTGTATCTTCTGTTGTACCTGTAGAAGTTTTACTAAATTGAATTTTAACTAATCCGCCAGCATTAAAGAAGTTTGACGCTGCTGTTGTATTAGCAAATGTTACCGTGTGAGTAAATGTAATAGCCCAAGCTGCTCCGCCCGAACCTGTACTAGTAGTTTTACTTGAACTACCTGTCCATGCAGTAAATTGTGTACCTAAAGTAGCGGCATTATAACGATTATTGTAGCAATTAGTAATATCTGTGTTAACATTAGTTAATACGGCAATAATAGTACCTGCTGTAGGATTAGTACGCGAAGTAATTGTGGTGCCTTGATGGCTTGCCATTGAACTAATCGTTGAATTTAATGTGGCCCATTGTGTTGCTGAAATCGTGGCAGCTGCTGCTACAGTTGAAAGAGCGGTTTGACCATATGCAGTGTTCCAAGTAGCATTAATATTAGCACCTGCTGTTGTTGAAACAAAACCATTATAGTCTGTAGATTGAATTAAACTGCCTGCTGAGTATGTCATTACATTTTCTGTATTATTTAACTGTAACGATTGCTTCGACTGCGCCTTCTTCAGTACTAGTTTTGCTTTCTAAAGCACGCCCAATTACATTAAATGAAGTCGCTTCGCCTGATTTGGCTGCTCTTGCTAATCCGTTACCTGCTGAAACTAAGCGATCACCTTTAGTTACTTGACCAATAACACGAACCGGAACACGACCTGTCATAGCAACCGGTGGATGTGTCAAGTCAGTACCTGCTTTACTATTCATTAAATAGGCAGCGCGAGTACTAATTACACCAAATACAGATTCGCTTAATTCTGTACTAGCCATTGTAATTTCTGCTATGCCGCCAAGTTCAACTACTGTACCCGGAGCATATTCTGTATCCGAGGCAAATCTTTCTGCCACGTCAGCATAGTTAGCATCAATCTGGTTACCAGTAATTGCGCCAGTGGAGCCATTAATAGTCATTGCTGTAGTTGGAACACCAGCTTTATTAATTACAAAATTAATATTGCCGTTTGTATCGTTATTCGTAAAATTAATTGCTGTACCGCTAACACTTATTGCTAAATCACCGTTAGTACCAACCGTTAATCCTGTATTATTGATTACAGCTAATGTACCTGTAGTAGATGTATTAGCATTTGTACGCATAAACGAACTTGCTGTTACACCATTTAAACTTGTTGCGTTAGTGGCTGTGCCTTGAAACAACGGTGTTTGACCGTTAACGGTAGATGCCAATTGAATACCTGGATTAATTGTAGCAAATCCACTAATAGCAGGACTTGGTGTCCAAGGACCTGCGTCATCACTAACAATACCAACAATGGCATTATTGACATAAAGTTCAATAATAATATGTGAAGCAGATAATGTGTCAGTAACTACAGTTGGAATTGCGCCGGTTATGCCGGTAGCAGATGTATAAGTTGGACCAATTAATAACCAGGTTGTACCAGTCCATACAAATAATTGTGAAAGAGTTGTGTCATACCATAAATCGCCAACGGAGTTGTTAGTTGGAGCAGTAGCAGATGCTTGTGAGCCGCCTAAGGATTTAAATGCTACTCCGTTATAAACTTGTAATACACCTGTGGCAGTATTAAACCATAATTGTCCTGTTAATGGAGCTCCGGGAGGAGTGCTATTAGCACCGTTCTCTAACAAGTGAATAAAGTTGTCATCTAAAAACTGACCATATCCAGCGTAGTTTTTACCGACTAGTGTTTGTGAACTTGTTTGGTTAATAGTTCCATCAGGAATTACTGCAAACACATTCCCGTTTGTTAGATTAATTGTATATGACATTTATGATTACTCCATCCTTATATTATATTTATAGCATTTTGATATATTCATATTTATGCTACACTTAGGTTCGTTAAAGTCTGTATTCTAAGGGTATAATCGATCTGAATTTGACGATTTAGGGCTTTTTGAACCGGGTGAAAAATGACGTGAGTTATTAAAAACAAGTCCGTGGCAGAGCCATTCCAGCATTGTAAGCCCAGTTCGTCGAATACATACTCACCGTTAAAATTGGTACTGTTATCAAATGCTTGTTGACCAGGGGGTTGACCGTAATCCAACAAACAAGATACTAAAATGTCAGTATAAACATTACCCGAAGTGTGTAATACTGTCATATAATCATTAGCAGGGTCCAAATTATTAGACGAATTTTGATCAACTACTTGAGCATAAGTTTCGTTGTATAAACTAGCATTTTGCCCAGTTACGTTTGGGGGCAAATATGTAATAACACCTGTTGGGTCAACAGCAGAACCGCCGTTGCCAAATGCCATGGTATAAATCCAACCTTTAGGAGCGTTGGCTAATGTATTGGCCATGGCAATACTAATATTTTCATAATTTACTGCATTCTTTTTATCAACTAAAACTTCTCCCGTTGCTGGGTCGGTAATTTTGACAAAACCTTCTATCTTTGCTAAACCTGGTTGAATTATCATGCTTTTTGCTCCACGAATACTTTACGACTTTGGGGATCGTAAATCTTAATAAATCCCTCTACAGACACAGATCCCGTATCATTGGGACGTTTTTCAGGTTTAACTGCTGGTTGTTGAGTTGTTGTTTTATTTTCCATTGTTCTTTATTTATTAGTTTTAAAACCACACTAAACCTTATTAACTGTTACCCTGTAAAAATAATGCTCCAGGATTAATAGTTTCCTGTAAAGGAACACCATCAGATGCTGTTCCAACCCCTTGATTATACCATGTTACACCACGACGCACTAATATAGCTACATCACTACCCTCTTGCGGAGAAATTTCAAATGTTACTTCAACTGGTGTTTCTGCTGTAATTGTATAACCTGATGTTTGGCGAGCGCCACCAACATATACTTCGACAGCGGCACTCAATGGCTGCCAGTATGTTGTATTGGTCAATACCGTTCCCGAAGGAACATTAATTTTAGCTCTATAGTAGAACCCAGAATTAACTACGCCAGTGCCCATTATATATGTGTTGGATATTAACCAAATTGCAGCATCGGTGATTGCTAACGAGATAGTATCAGCAACAAATACAGTTTGAGATCCATCGGCCACCGGATACATATTAGTATTAGGATTTCTATTACTAACAATATAATTTTGATATTCAATTGGCATTAAATTATCGCGATTTAGGTTGTAAACTAATGCTCCAACTTCGTGCGGAGCATCTGCTGTGCCGCCGGTACCGCGCAACAAACTACTAATTGTGTTAGCTATCAAATCAATTTCACGATACATAATGCGTTCACCTTCAATCATTACCACACCCCATACATTAGCGGCAAAATTAGGAGTGCTTAATCCTGAAGCATCGGCAACATAAATGATGTCACTTGTTTGTGTAACCGGTTGTGTTACTGTAGTAGTTGTAGCAGGAGTCATGCGATATGTGGCTTGAACATCACGCATATCTTGGAATAACCGGAACTCCATAGCTTCTGGAACTACTGAATTTGTTACTTGAGTAATCATTACAGTATCTGTAGGGCCCAATGTACCCGATGTCAATACTAACTCTGTACCTGTAATTATATAATCTCTATAAGGTGTTAATACTTGGCCATTTAAATATACCCAAGGACGAGCAATGTCTGTAGTTTCACGAGTCATATTTAAATCATTAAAACTTATAGTAGCACCAGTAGTATAGTTAAATGATCCAGCTGTATCATTTGAAAGATTAGTTGATGGATCACGAAGAACTTCTAATTCTAATACTGTTCCATTACCAGTAGCAGGATTGTTAAGTGTGAATACTAATCCTGTTGTGGCACCAGTAGTAGTTGTAACAGCTGGCCCGCCTAATGTTGTTGACAAAGTAAATATGTTAAGACCGTTAGTAGCAGTAATATAATATGTAGTTGGGTCAGTATAACCTACAATAGTACCCGAGCCAGACGGTGTTCCAGATACTGTTACTGTTTGATCTACATATAATGTAGTGATATCACAATCAAATACACCGCTGGTATTATTTACTGTTGTGCTTGAGATGGTTCCCCATGCCGCTGTAAATTGTGTCCCCACAAAATTGTTAGATGCGCCAATTAATGTATAATTTGTAGTCCCAGCCACATTAATTTGATAGATAAATCCGTTTTTTATTTGGCCAACAGTTAATGCTACTGCTGGCTGAACAATAACAGTTGAACCTATAAACAATGGGTCGTAATCAGTTGTATCGTACCCTTCAGATACTGTAATTCCTTCTGTAACTGGGCCAACAAATATTTGTGTTAATAAACGTTGTTCGCGAGTGTCATTAAATGTTGTTACAGATACGAACTGTCCAAGACTTGGTCTTAATCCACCTGTAGTATTAAATGTTAATGTTTTAGCTACGGGATCAATACGGGCTTGCCAACCAGTCCATACAGCAATGTAAATTCTTATATCTATTGTTGGAGCAGTATTAAATGTTACTATAGTACCAGCTGTTAGCGGCGTAACTGTATAAGTTGAAGGCTGTTGTAATATGTCATTAAAGTAAACTTCAACATCTGTGTCTAAAATAGTTGCTTGATTGATGCCCAAGCGTTGTGCTACTTCAAATACTGTAGTTACATCATCGCCTAAATAGTCAATTCCTCCTGCTGTTCTAGCGCGAACGCCCTGAACAGTAACAATAGCGTTAACTGAATTAGTATAATCTAAACTATTATCTAAATTAAATACGAGTTGACTTGCGGTTGAAACAAATGTTTGTGTAACTGGCAAACTCCAGCTGTAATCTGTTGTTACACCGTCAATAGTAGTAGGATAAAGTACCACTAAACTTATAAAATCAGTATCTGTATATGTAGTATCAAAGTTTACTACGGTGGTACTAAATGTATCATACTCATAGGTATAATTAGTGTTGTCTAAATAAACTCCGTTAACAAAAATAACAAATTCTTGTATAGCTGGATCACCATCTGCTGTATAATATTGTACAGGAACAATTAAAGTGTCTCCAAAATCAGCTCCATTGTAAACATTCTTATAAACTTGATTGCCGCCACCTAATTCGTAAACATATACACCTAATTGGTCGCCATTCACTGTAGCTAACGATGAATTCAAAATAGTAAATGTTTGATTAGGCCAATCTACTGTGAAATCGGAGCCTTCAGTTAAATCATATCGTTGTGTAGAGTTTGTAATTTCTAAAGCAAACGGTGTAGGGAAAGTCCCAGCAAAACTTGTAGTAGGATTATTGCGGTTGTAAATTATTTGAGTTAATGATTGTGGGAAACCGTGTCCAAGGCCCAGCCAGTCGGCACCTGGTGTGGTATACACACGGAAGTCTAATGTGTCAAATTCTATACCTGGTACTAATTCTTCTGGAGCATGACTTTCAAACACATCAACATATTTGCCGCCATCAATATTAATATCTGTTGGTCGTGTTCCTAAGTATGGGTCAAGATATTCACTTTCAAAGAATGTATCTAATATACCTTTGTCGTAGGTCAATCTTCCATCACGGCTGTATAAAATGTTGTCAAATGTTGTTGTGTCATAAGGAGCACGGTCAAATCCTGTGTCGAATTCAAAACTTATACCAGATACTTGTACACCCGGATAGTCAATACCGTCAATTAACAACGGCAAGTTTAATCCTGGCTCATTAACAGTAGGAACATAGTAACCCATTGTACGATTTACACCACTTAACATATCTGGATCAATAAGATCCCATTCTGTAGGATCAAATACTGTATTAGCAACATAACCTGAAACGCTATTAGCGGCATAAACTTTGTTGTTGTAACGAACTTGTGTTCCGTTGGGATAAACAGTAATAATTGTAGCTGTAAATTGTCCGTCGGTCGATGACCCGGTGGCTGTTGTAGTAAAACTTACTGTAGTTGTTGTACACGCCGTAACTATGTGTGTGCCATTTAGTGCCAAGTTAGAACAACCGGCTACTGTAATAGTTGTGCCTACTGGAACAGGGGGTTCCGTTTGCCGAGCGACAAATGTTAATGTTGCTGTTCCGCTAGTTACAGATCCAATAGATAAATTTTGAATAACAAAAGTAGTAGGAGCCCAGTCTACAATATCAGTTTGATATTGGTATCTATCATACTTAATATTAATTTTAAATTCACGTATCAATGGATTTCCCATTTGTGCTGTAGCCACTGCTATAGTGCCTACATATACCAAAGGGACCGTACCATTAATTTGATCGTCTGTGCCAGCTGGTGCTATATTGCCTAATATACCGGTTTCGCTAACTGCGAATATATTATTTGATGGAGTAATAATATAATTGTTAGAATTTACATCTAATCCGGCAGACCAAGGTGTTGGGTTAGCTGGTAAGTTACCACCGCTGATTGTAATAGTAGGGGTGGAAATATATCCTGAGCCTGGATTAACAACAGTAAGTCCGATAACTTGTCCGGTTCCATCGATAATAGCAGTCATTGTAGCGTTAGTAGTAGGACTGCCACCGGTAACCGTTACAACTGGAGTAACTGTATATCCGGCACCACCGTTAATAACAGTAGCACCTTGGAGGCTTAGTAAGTAATTGTCATACCATTGACTGTAAATACTAGGATATTGCCAAATTTGTGCGTTCGATGAAGTATCACTGACTATAGAATAATTTGTAGTAATTGCAACATCGTATGGCAATCCGTCTGGATTGGTGTCGCCCGGCGGAATATCATTTAATATTGGGCTAACAAACTGTGGGGTTTCCAATGTTGCTTTCCAGTAAGCTGGTAAGTCAAAGTCGGTTACATCTCCGTCGAAAGTATCATTACCATCATAAATTAAATTAAATTGACGAACTTGAACATGATATGGTTTAACTTCTTGGAAATAATCTATTACAAATTTTTGATTATCTTCAATGTAAGTTTGATATGGCAAAAGCGAACGAATCTTATGGTCAACATTAACATAACTAGATTTAACTAACCAAGACGGATCAGTAAATTCACTATACACATAGTTAAACATTAATATTAAACTACTATTACGCTCAATCTTTAAATCTTGAATATAAATTTGTTCGTTTAACGCCCGTATAATATAACGAGTTTCAGTTTGTGGTGTTTGGTCAAAATAATGTGAGTCAAACACTTGCGCATCAAATCCAAAATTACCTGCAGCATAATTCCATAGTTCTTCTTTAAACGCAATGGTCCCATCTTCTAACCCAACACGAGTCCATCCTGTAGCAGGATCAATGCCTGAGCGTAAATAAATTTCCCATTTGCCAGCACCATTTGATATAACACGAACCGATGATCCAACTGGCGCAACAGTAAGGCTTAATGTTGATAATTGACCTTGATTTTGTACCGCAGCTACTGGAGCAACGCTTGAATTGTATCCAGGTAAGTACCAGTTAATGTAATACCAGTAAGCAGGTGTATAGTATGATTGAACTTGAATTAGCGTCGTAGTTTTACTTGTGGTTACTTGATATATTGTCCACAATCCGTCTTGTGAACTATCAGACAAAACAAGATATTTGTATCCGGCCGGGACAACAGCAAGATTTTGATAGCTTAATACTTCAAGATTTGGAACTTCTTTATTCCAAACAACGGTTGTAACTCCGTCTAATGTAACTGTTGATTCGGGAATTGGTTGTTCTGAGTTAAGTAATTCAAAACTTCTTGTTTCACTAATAGGAAATTGTGCTATTACATTATTAGCCCGTGTTAAATAATTTTGTAGTGCTCCAAATCTATCGGCAAACATTGACTGACGTGGGCGAAACTCAACACCATAACGCATACCTAGACTTAATCCTGGATCAGGCACAGGATTGCCGGCCGAGGTAACTCCGCAAAAACTATCTAATAATTTACGATATAAATTAGAATTTAAGAAAGAATCGGCATCTCCGTCTATAATAATTTGATATTCCTGATGTACTATAGCATCATTTAATTGGCGATCAAAACCAATACTTAATATTGTACTCTTAGCATTTAATAAACGTTGAGCATTGTAAATAGCAACTGTACTAGCATTTAATGCCGCAATATAGGGTAATCCACTACTTCTTGGATCCAAAATGTAACTCGCAACGCCTGTAGCCGGTAATGTTTTTCCAGATCCGCCAGCGATGGTAGTAATTCCTTTAACCCAGAAATAATATACTGTTGTAAAAGTATTATTTGATCCTAGAGCAGAATTAATATTATAACTTGTTTGACTTAATGGTGTTCCTTGGCCAGTATAGCCCGACGGTGGTGTTGAACTTTCCACCCATTGATAAATGTCTACACTACTTCCAGGGAATGTTGTACCCCAGCGGCGACTTGCATAGACAATATCGTCTTGATTGGGATCAATAAAACGAACTGTGTCGGTGTCCCACCACATTTGACCAATATGAGAACTTCCCCAAGAGTTACCAAGGTTATGTACAGATCCAATATTATACTGGGCCGGATCTACTGCGCCAATATAATCAATGTTTTCTCTGGCTACGCCAAGTATCTTGCCTTGTAAGGGATCAAAAAAGTCGTAGTAAGTTTGAACTCCGCCATTAATTGTTGTATTAATACCAACTGATTGTGTTCCGTCATATGAAAATACTCCGTCAAGTTTATAAACATCCACCACAGGTTGTTGATATCTAATAGGTGCCCATGCCGCTTTATCTGTGAGATTGTTAAACATAGTAACATATCCTGGATACCCGTTAGGAAAATCCCCATTAGTAGTAGGATTTCCTTTGGCTCCTATCATTAATTTTCCAGTAACATAACTTACACTTTCTCCAAAATTATCGCCTTGTACTGTAAGGTCATTATAAATTTGTTGTCCAAACGCAAACTGTCCTGGATTATTAATATTTTTAGTACTACTTGGGAAATAATCATATGTATATGCTACACCGCCGTTAGGAATTAAATTAAAGAAGGTTGTGCTATGTTCGTCAAAATATGTTTGACCAGCATCAAATGTTGTTGGCTCGTAAATGTTCCCGTTGGGAGCCCCAACAATTAAATTAATAGCATTGGAATTTATACTTAAAGAATATCCAAAATTTGCGTTGTTAACTGGCAATGGACTTAATAGTTGCTGAGAAAATACAAATGTATTAAATCCTAGTTGATTGAATACAGAATTTGTTGCTCCAGGAAGTACTGTTAGTAAATTATTAGTAACAGCAGCTTTTATATTTTCTATAAAAATTGATAATCTTCCTGATACTACTAAAATAGTATTACCAGGAATAGGGGCATAGGTAAAGTAAATATTTTGATTAGAATTATCATAAGAATAATCAACTCCGTATGTTTGTAAAATATTGTTTACATAAACTACTGTATTATAAGCACTAGCTGAGGAGTATAAAGTTCCTATATTATAAATTTGTGTGCTGCCATCACCAATAAATGTTAAGTCAGGAGTAACTGATGCTTGTACATTAGGAATTCCTGCGGCATTAATTGCAGCTGCAAATCCTGCTGCTGTATTATTTGGTAATCCTGGAACGGTAACTTGTGTGTTATTAATACGCAAAGTTCCGCCGGCTGTAATAGTAGGATTAGCAATGGTAGAAGTAGTTATTCCGTAAACGCGAGACTGATTAGTTTGGTAGTCTACCGATCCTGCAAATTGTAAATAAGTGCTGTCATACGGAGCTCCAACATATAAACTACAATTTAATGGGCACGACACAACATCAAATCCATAAGATGCTTGATATTTTATTGTACTACTGTTTACTTGCTGTATTTGTGTAATTGCGTTAGTTTCAATTTCAATTATGTCGCCGTAATTAAAGGTAATATTAGAAAATATAATGTTATTGCCGCTAACCGTGAATTGTCCTTCAAGTGACTGCTCTGTTGTAAGCAAAAATATTCCGTTTACACTTACTGCCACTGGAGACACTACGTTGCCTGGAACAGTATAAGTTAATTGACTTGGGGTTGATACAATATAACGTAAAACACTTCTATCAAATACATATGTTGTCCCCGCGCCTACTGTTAAATTAACTTGGGCATTAGGAGCGCCAATCATTATTTGACGGCCATCAGTAGTTGTTGTTATACTTGATCCAAATTTATCTCCATTTACCGAGCTAGCCGATGTAATAGTTTCAACATACTGCCAGTAGGTAGGAGTAGATACAATAATTTTAGCACCTAACGGCGGAATAGATCCTGATAAGAAAGTTAACGCTGTTGTTGTATTATTAAATGTATAATCTAAGAAAGGACGTTGTAGTACCCCATTTACTTTTACTGTAAAATTATAAATGCTTGTAGCATTGTACAAATAATTGTTTAGTGTAAATGTTGATGTTGTAACTGTTCCGGTTCCTGATTCACTATACGCTGTTATTCTTCCGCTTAAAACGTCAGTAACCGTAACAGTTAAATTATCAGTAGGGTCAGTTCCACCTAATTGTGTTCCATTGATAGTAAGTATATCACCAATTTGATAGCTGACCCCTCCAGACACTAACTCGCTAGTATAAACACCGCGAGTATTAGTGACATTAAAGACCGCAGAAATACCAATGCCTGAAGTGGCATTTTGTTGAATTCCATAATATGTTTGTGTGTTAAGTTGAATTGCGTTAGAGCGACTAATTGTTAAAGTTTGGTTAGTACCAGGTGCGGCTACAAAAATTACATAATTTTCATTAATTGTATAGTCAGTTCCATAAGTCGCAATGTTACCATTTAATGTAACTATTAATTGATTTGGGTTAAAATAATTAATTTGTATTGCTGTATCATATTCAAATAAAGTCTGCGAGCCATTTGTTGTATAAGTTATTGATTGTTCTACAACTTCAACTTTTTCATAAGCATAAACTACATTAGCGCCAGGAGCACCAATATACATCCAGCGTTCATCAAAACTAATTGCAGCGGATGATCCAAATCCTATAGGACTAAAATTTTGATCAGGAGCAACCAATAATTGTACTTGTGTATAAAATCCAGTATCTGAATTTCTATAAATTATAGCAGCATATCCTGCTCCTGAATTACTAGTACTGGCCCCAGCGACTCCCCAATTATGATTTCCAAATGCCACAGCATTGCCATACCCGGCAGTGCCTTGGGTGCCTAATATTAATTCAGTATTAAACTGATAATCTTGATAAACACCGTTAAAATATGTATATATTGACCCAGCACCGGCTTGTGCGCCAGGCACTCCAACTAATGCTCCAAAATTATCATTGACTTGAGCAACACTTGCTCCAAAATTTGCTGTGCCGGCAAGACCCGGAGCAATGGTTTGATTTATAGTAAATGGAGAACCTTTTTGTAGTGTTTCCCAGTGTCCATTACCGTCGTTGTCTACCCACGCAATGCTTCCTGGTGTTAAACTATTTACGTAAGGTAAGGTTGAAATGTCGCTGGCTTGATTTACTCGAGCACTTTGTAAATGAAATACTAATCCAGTTCCTGTTAAAGAGTTTACATTTGTATTTGTAAAATTAAATTCAATAATAATAGTAGTGGTACTTGAAACTGCTAATACACGATAAACTCCATTAACACCTTGATTAAAATACTTAATAATAATTAAATCGCCATAAGATAATCCATGGGCGGCATTAAATTGAACTATAGCAGTAGAGTTAAGATTGTCAGTCAAAGAAATCATTTGACCTGGAACATCTTCAACACGATAAACACCCCAATTATAACTGTTTATTTTAGCTATCCAGATATATGTTCCAGTTCCAATATTGTTTATTTTAGCATCAATTGCCGTTGGATCATTAATATCAAATACAGTAACATCAACATCCTCCAAACATACATAGCCTGCTGTTGGTAATGCTTGCGGCAAATTACTATTTTCATAAGTAGTAGGAAGAATATCAGAACTTGTAATATTATAACTTGTTTTCCACAAATTTTTAACATATACCGATTGGTTAGCTTCACTTGTTTGCCCTGGAACAATGACTTGTATGGTCGAAGGATTATAAGACAATAACGATTGATTTAATTGTATTTCAAAATAACTCTTATTGGCCTGCGCACCATAAGTTCCTGATAACACACCCCAATTTTCATAAATGTCGTATGCTCCACTTTCTTTTCCATTGATGCGAGCAGTTTTAAATACTTCAGCGGCACGCAATGTTCCTTTTGTTCCAAGAAATTGTTGATATAATTGAACCTGCGTTACTCCGTTAAGGTTCATATCTGTCATATAAGGGCGAGGACGGAATCCTATTAAAGCAAACGCAAATAAATCATTATCAGAAGTTAAGTTAGCTTGATATACATCATATGCTGTAGTTAATTGATCGGCTTTGTTGGCTAAGTTAGGCAGTAATCCTTGGTCAATTAATTGATAATTACTCTTTACCCAATTTGTATAATTAAATTTTTGTTGTGGTTGTGAAATAACTAATGCTTGCCAATATGTATTTTTATATAATACGATTTCGCCTTTAGCATACGTTCTATTTGAATCCCATTCTTTTACATTATTTAGATTGAGAATAAATCCTTGAGCATTTAATTGTCCGTCCCACTCAGTAGTAGTTGAAGCAATTAAACTTAATCTAGACTGGCGAGCAGCTGTAATTGGATTGTAAATTAAATCACGGAACTGACTTGTGTTGTTTAACACTATCATATCTTCGTAATTTGTAAATTTTAATGTTAGATAGTTAATAGTTTGTTGATTAAGAGTAGATACTGAAAACTGATTTCCGTCACGATTTACCACCATCTTACTAACGTCCAGAGCATTGCCATTTTGATCTAGTAACATATTCTCAGGAGTGACACTAGCAATAGTATCTACAATACTAATAGGTTGACTTGCTGTAATTGTTGTGGCAGATGGATTTAAATTAATAATTGTATTAAATGTCCAACCTTGCGCGGCAAAGTACAAAAATTCTTGACACATTTGATTCCAGTTTAATGTATACCCATTAAACACATTATCAAACATTAAGCCTTGACTAGTTAACCAAGTCCCATAGCTTAATAAGAAGTCGCAGACACTGGCGGGATTTGTAAATACATATCCATATGGTATTTGTGTTGTATTATCAGTATATTGCGTTGGCACTTGAACCGATAAATCCCCGCTGGTAATAGTTTGAAATGCTCCCACAGGACTACTAATAAAAATTTTAAAATAAGGGCTAATATTACTATATCCAGATACACTATATCCAACCCCGCCGTTATCCAATTCTACAATTTGAACAATTACGGCACTATAATTAATAGTGTTAAAAGGTTGATTTTTATAAAATAATAAATCATAACTTGTTGGAGGAATTAATAAACTGTTATTAGTTGATGCTGGACCAGCACGTTCTGTAAACAACTGTACATACACCGGGTCGGAAAACGATGCCATACGATAACATAATCTAACATCAATACTTGCTAACGCATTGGTTAACGAGGTTGTGCTGTTTAATCCTATGCGTTGATTATAATCTACAATCCAGTTAATATAACTAGCTTTACTAACGCCATTGCCATAAATTTGTACACCGTTAGCATCTAAACGATAGCGATTATTATACAAATATTGACCTAATGTTGTGTTATAGCGATATAAATCTCTGTCAGCAAATAGCGAAAAGAATTGCGCTGGTTTTGTTAAAGCAAGTAAACGCATGATAGCAAACGGATACGCACTACTGTTCCACCATGAGTCCTGAACTGGGCCGCCGTCTCCAGCCATCCAAGATGCTTGGAAACCAGACGGATCATTCAAACCAACTACACATTCAAGTGGATTTAATAAATCGCCTTCGGACCCAACTGGTATAATTTCAAGTAAGCCAGGACGAGCGTATTCAGGAAGAATGTAAGGGCCAAGTGGGTCGGCTACTAGACCAGCTTCAAGATCGCCCCATAATACTGTGTTGCCCGAGGTATAAGGTGCTGGGCCATAACGCTCCATCCACCATAGTGGCTCTTCCGTAAAGCCAAGCATTTCCCAAGGTGTTGTGTTAGGTGTTTCTGTATCGTAAAAATAACGATAGATACCGCGCCAGTTTCCTTGTAGGAACGGTTGTTGATCAATGCGGTTAGCTGATTCTCTATAGTTGTAGGTAAACGGATTACTTGCTACATAAGTTTGTGTAGTATAGTTAATCTTATTTTGCCCTACCCAAGCAAAGAAAGTTTCGTTTAAAATCTGATTTACTTCTTGCCAGGTATATGGTGTTTTACGGAAATAGCCTGGTAACAATGCTGTAGTTTGTGCTGGGTAGAAATCTGGATCTACTTCATCAGTAGTTAGTGGAATTGGATTATCGTCTACTTTAATATTATTATAAACACGTTTTTCAAACTCAATTAATATTTGGTCGCGAATATCGCCAAATGCAATGGTAGTAGATCCATCGTGGCCGCGGATTACAAATGTTGGCTCGTTATATGTTTCGTCAAGATAAATTTCTGGTTTATATTTAGGATATAAACCCATCTTACTTGGTGTATTAGGACACCAGTTAGGACTTGGATTTGTAGATGTTGTAACTGTTTTAGTAGTAGAAACACCTGTATTAGTATTTGTAGTTGTTGAATTTCTAGTAGTTAATACCGGAATATATTCGTTAATGGTGACAACATCACCTGTGGTTATTGGAACTAAAAGTGTTAGCTTAGGAGCAATAGTAGATACGGTGTATTCTGTACCTCTCAATAGCAATACACCATTTAAATATACTAACAAACTTTGATAATTGGACGATGTAAAATCATACATCTGGGTAGTATTAAATGTTTGTATGGTAATTGGAGTAACTGTTGTGGAAGTTGAAGTATAGTTAGACCCGCATGGTAACATATCCGACCAGTAAAACGAATCTGAACTTGTAAGACTTGATGTAATTTTTTGTATGGTTAAATCAAGAATACTACTAATAGATTGTCCTGGTTGAATATCTAATTGTGTTACCGCTGTTAATATTTTATTTTTATATTTTGTGTATTCTTGACTGTTGTATGCTAATGCGCCAAAAATATCATAGTTAGCATTGCGTATAAAGAAGCCAGCAAGTGTAAGCGGCGATGATTGTTGTAATATTTGCTGACCATAAGGAATAATATTACCTAAGTCACGAGTATTGTTGCGTCCATTGATTGTGCCTTGAAAGTCTAATAAATTTTCGCAAATTGTGCCGTAATGCTGGCGAACAGTACCTAACGTAAATTGACTGCTATTGCCGTTGAACGGATTATTTTCAAGATTGACAGGAACTTCATAAAAACCTTGAGCGCTGGCTGTTTGACTGTAAACCAACACTTCAATAATATCGCCGGCAACATAACCTGTACCAGTTAAAGTGATAACTGTATTGCCAAGACTGTTAGTTGTTAATGTATAAGTTGATGGATCTTGATATACACTATTAATAAAAATTTGTACAGCTGGAACATTTAAATCTGTCTGTGCTACTACATCAAGTTGTAATGCTTGCCCATTGTAAGTAAATTGGAACTGTTGGCGGGCTAAGGACGGAATTGCGGCAGTTTGCCAGCCAATTTCTAAAGTAAATGCAGTAAGATTACTATATTGATAAACAAATCCTTCGCTGACATTTATAGTCTGACCTACTCCTGTTGAGGTAGGAGTATATATAAATGTGTCTGTATAAAAATTATTATCAAATAATGTATCACCGATATTATTAATGCTAAAAAATGCTAACGGAATTCCCAACACAGTATCTATTGGGTTGTCAGGATTTTCAGCATAGCTTAATAATTTAGAACCAGTAAAGTTTGTACTTGGATATTGTGTTGTATCGCCAAAGCTATAACCATTGCTATCAAATACATCGAACAAAGGTGGCTCCTGAACATTTGATTTTTGTTGAGCTAAAATCCAGTTAATTCCGTCATAATAGTAACTTTGGCCTACTATACTAACTGTTCCACCGCTGATATAAGCGGCAGTTGTAGTATTACTATAGCTTACAGTGGATTTTGTACAAGCGGTTACAGTATAAATGCCATTATACCCAGCTGGTGTAATGCCACGGACAGTAACAGGGTCGCCAATTAAAAATGGGGGAGATCCCAGCGGATCAAATTTTATAGTAGCAGCTGTTCCATTGCCTTTAATGGATTGTACAGCTAGTACTGTACCATTAATTGAAACTGTTCCTTGATTTGTTAATACAGTAGTTTTAGGGATTAAATCAATAATAGGTATTGTTGATTGTTGCGGATTAGGAACAATAAAGTTTACAGTATAAACTTCTTTACGAACATCAAAATTATCATCAACAGCAAAAATAATAGTACTGTCTTGAACAAGTGTATAGCCGTTAATTGTATAGCTGGTTTTACCGTTGACGTTAAGTAATGCATCAGTTTGTATAAAATCTATTACGTCAACCGCATCGATTCCTTGAATAGCAAAATTAAATAATTTGGTATTAGCTCGAAATTCTAAAATTGGACGAGTTGCCCTTTCAGCACTAACATATGTAGGGGTGGTATCGTTATAAATTGCCGTAGCATTAATTACATCAATATGGAACCAGCGATTACTCCGAGACCAAGGATTTAAATCTTGACTTGCCATATTAATTGTAATATAATCTTGTCGAGCTGGTTGATTGCCGTAAGAAGCAATATTGCCACCACTTGTATACGCTCCGACTGCCGCACTACTATAAGTTAATGAGGTTTTGCTCGAAGATAAAACTGTATAAATTCCATTGTAATTTCCTGTAACTGAAGTAATACCGGCTACAACAATTAACTGGCCCGGAGCGAATGGTGGAGTTGGTTGTTCAAAATAACTTAATGTAACTAATGACCCTGTTCCCACTGCATTAGTTACATTAATAATTTCAGTTTCAACAGCATAAGATTCAGGAACAATTAAAGATGTTTCTGGTACTAATATAATGCCCGACCCAACGCCCTGAACATAATATGTGTTACCTTGATATGATTCTGGATATACTGTCCCTTCAAACGTAACCTTTAGACCATTTGTAAATGTTACTCCGTTAGGACTTGTATAATTAAGTTCCCCTAAAATTTCAGTATCTACATTAATATATGCATCTGTGGCTTGATCAATTAAATTAATTGCTCCAAATATATTTGGGTCTTGGCCGTCTTGGTAGAACAATGTTGAAAGAGCGGCAGTAAGCAACGGCATTTCTTGAAAGAAACCTTGGGAATTTTTATACCAGTTGGTATTAACATATTCTGTGCCTGAAGTAATACTAAATTGTGATAGCTCTGCTATAGATAAAATGCTGTTAAGACGAATAAACGGTACTCCATTAACATCGTTTACATATTGAATCTGCCATAGTCCAAATTGTATTGCTTGATCTGTAATTGGGGTAGCTTCTGAAAATGTAGTTGAGTCATAAGAGCCAATCGCTCCAATGTCGCCGGGTGCTAACGGATCAAATGGAGTTTGATTAATCCATCCACCTGGCACTGGATCAGATGATTGTACAGAAAATACTAATGTTCGATTGGCAAGACTAGTAATACCGTCGATGCCAGTAGGATAGGTTGTTAAAAACTGTTCTACTGAAATACCGTTAATTTGATTATATAACAAAGTTGGCGGGGCAACAAGATTTACTCTGCCTACTCCTACGGTCGGGTAGTTGATATAAGGCATAGATGTATAAAAACTCTGTGCTGTTTTATCTGGAACATTAAATGTTAGGGTACCTATGTCAATACCGTTATTAATTACCCCTAATACATCACGAGAGGAAATGTTAGGAGACCAAGGCAGTCTTCCGCTAACGCCAGGCTGTGATTGAATCCAAAAATCAGGACCTGTGCCTGGAGTAGCATCAACAATATTAAATTGTCCACGGAGATTAAATTCTATATCATTACAATAGTATAGTGTATCTGGGGCATTTGTTGGAACAGTAAAAATTACTAGCCCTTGGCTGGCTCCGTTATTTTGTACTCCTGTATTCCATAGATTTGTTGTCCCAAACGACAATTCTGTTTTAATATAAAATGCTAAAGGAGCCGTTTGAACTAAATTCCAAGTATATGTATTGCCACGAACTAATGTTAAAGTAGGATTAGCTTGAAAATCTATCGTCCAAGAACTTGTTCCGTTGTTTATAACTCTATAATCAATAGCATCAGCATTTGCTTGGGAAATATCAAAATTATAAGATCCGTTACGAGCTAATGTTAAAGTAGGATTGTTACCAGCATATCCGCTAAATGTATAAACACCGTTTTGACGTGTAACTGTAAAAGTTTCTTGAGTTGGAATTTCTGTAGCAGATACTATAACAGCATCAGGGCCGTTAGGCAACCAGTAATATTGAGCATAATTATTAAATTTATCAAAATCTACAAACGGATCCCAAGAATAGTATTCACTTTCAAATAATCTATCGGTTTGATCAGTAATAGCACCTTGCGTTGACAATCCGTCAATTATGCCTGGATAGGTAATAACATCATTAACCGCGCCTGTATCGGGATTAAGCATTACAACACCAGGTTCTAATTGATAGTTATTGCGAACAGCCGTAGGTTCAGTTACATAAGTGTCTGTAGGATTAACACCTGGACCAACTTTTTGACCAATGTATCCTTGCGTTTGTTTATAAGCAGGTTCTTGAATTAACTGGTCAAGAGTGGCTGACAGAAACTGTTTGTTTACTGGTGTTTGAAATATTTCTGGTAAAAAATCAACTGACCGAACTTTTGCAGCCATTATATCGCCCCGGCGGATTGTAAGTTAGTACTTGTCAATGCTGTAATGATTTGTATATCGTTAATGTTTGCTCCATTAACAAAAATTTGATTGGGGGCGCATTGAATTTCATACAAAGCACCAAAACTCAGCTGAGGATTTAAAGGAACTAATACCACTGACGCTACATAAGTTCCAATTTGCGAATGGATATATGCTGATAATTCTGAAAAGTAAAATGTATCGCCAAAGTTCCAATTAGCAATATCAAAGTAAGCATTCATAGTTGCTAAAACTAAATTTTGTATTTGATTATTGCTAGCATTAGTATTGGGTGCCGGAACAACTTTAATAGTTGCTCGCAATGCTTCTGCGGCTTTACTTCCAAATAGTGGAACAAATTCTACACTATTAAGAATCATGTTATCACTGATCATTTTATAAGTTTGTAATCCAGCATACTCTGTTGTTAATTGATTAATATTTGGAGCTGTAGGTTCTACCACCGTGTCAGTAGTATCCTGAATCCAAGCAAGATAAGCAGTATAATATTGTAATGTAACCAAATATAAATCAATAATATTTGTACTACCAGGATCAATAAGATTAGTTAATGCACTATTATGGCGATACTGAAAGTATAAACTTTGTCTGCCAATTTCTGCTTTCCAACCAGTAACTAAAGTTAATACTCTTGTGGTTGTAAGAGTTGCTTCTAATATATAAAAATTATTGTCTGAATAAGCATAAAATACTTGTCCAGTTACATATTGTTCTTTAACTAATTCAATTGCAGCTTGTGTTGCGTAGCTACTAACAACAGTACCAGATGGTTGCAACAAATATCTTTGGAGATTATCAAAGTCTGTTGTTAATTGAAAAAATACCCAAGGTGTTGTAGATGTGGTAGCAGTTGGCGTTGGATAATTTCCAGGATAAGCGCCTGTAATTTCATAGAAAAAATCGGGATCATCAGGAATGCCATCATTGTTATAGTCTTGGTAGCTAACTAATACTTGGAAATCATCAACCAATCCATCAGTAAGTACTGGCTGACCAATAATTTTAAGATTAATATCTGTTAGCAGTGGAGAATTATTTGTGGGTTGACTATTAACTTTTAACACTTTAACATAATCTGAAATGACTGTGCCAGTGCGACTGTCATAAATTGCCTGTGCTGAATCAAAGAAGAAGCGTACTTCTAACACACTACCATAATAGTAATCAAGGCTGCGTGATATTGTAGTATATTGATTACCGTTAAAAGTACATTGTATTAACCAACTAGCATCAAGTCCTGTACCTGTTGTATCTCCAGCATATTCCTGACTCCAAGCCGCACCAACAGCAAGATTAGCGGCAGTAATAACATACCAAGTATATGGTGTACCAGTAATACTACCGGTACTATCATATCCTAAACCAAAATTAGCATTTAAATATATTTGATTATAAATTGTTCGTCTTACTGATGTACTAAATTGATTAATAAACAACGGAATTACTTGATTGGCAATAGCCCCTGTTGGTACATAGGTGTTAAGTACTACCGGCCCAACACCAGAAGCCAAATTACCTAAACCTTGATTGGTGCCATCGGCAAGTACAGCCTGAACACTTGCCCAAATTGTTAAACTGCCGCCGTTAACTGACGCTGTGCCTGGTTGTAATTCATTATTAGAATCAAAATAGTATCCTGTTGGGGGTACAAATTTAACCAACGATCCTTCAACAATATATTGAGCATTGTTACTGGCATAGCCCTGACCAATTGGTTGAGGCACGTCCGAACTATTCATAAAATAGCCAGTGGTTTCATTGACAATAGTGGTGCTTTCTTGCCACAAATAGTTAATAGGCACTAAGTTAGGGCGTTGAAAGTTAGCATAGTAAAATTGTTTTAATGTTTCACCCAATAAAATAGGTGTTAAATCATTAAGAATAACATTGTTAATATCATTGGTTGTTTGCCATCCAAAAGTAAACGCTGGTGTTGTGTTTTCATACCACAATGCGCCATCGGCAGCGAAAATATTTGTCGAAGAGTATGTGCCCGTTGGGTCAACCAAATCTAAGTAACGACTTGTTCCAATCGAGGAACGATTAACAGCTGAACTTTTTAAAATAGAATTGTACGTTGTAAACGGAAAATTTGTATAGTCTTCTCCGTTAACCATACGATTCTGTGTATAGTAACGAGCCGGAGCACGTTCTTTAATTTGGTCAATAGTCTCACGAGCAGTAGCATTAGTAACCGGATTAGTAATGCCGCAAGTAAATGTAACAGTTTCTAACGTTCCTGAACGACTAACATAGGAAATAGGAACTTGTACTGATTGCATTGCTTCTGGATTAATAATATATTGTAATCCATTACTAGCACGAACATAAGTGCGGAACTGTCCTACTGGAATACTAGCAAAAACATTGTCACCAAACACTAATGTAATTTGATCATTAGTACGACTTGTCACTGAATAGGCTTTTCGTATAGTAGAACTATTTTGTTCAATAGCCGCAGTATAAACCGAAGCAACTCTTTGCCAAATAGAAGTAACACTTCCTACATTGTCTAATTGATATAACCAAATATCGGTATTGTTGACGCCTTCGATATTAATATCAACTGTGCGATTAGAAACTTGTTGTACTAAATTAAAATCTTGATTTTGTAATGTGCCTTGCTTAAACAAGAAGAAAAATCCTGTGTTGGCCGATTGATATCCTAATTCATCGTTACGGAATAATATATTAAAGCGGCCCACTGGCAATGGAGGAGGTTCATAAATGTATGTTTCACCTACGGATGTAGAATTTACAATTTCAAATGGCATATTAACGCCATCAATAATACTTGTATAAGGAATTATTGGCAAATATCCGGGAACTAAGTTAATAGTATATTCCTGTGTATCTACTCCTAAAATTGTTTGGTCGTTACCCGGATGACCAATAGACTGTGTATCAACTAATGTAGCATTAATAATTGCTGTAAATTGTTCTTGCCAGTCAAAGTTGGCAGGGTCGGCCCAGTTAACTGTAATGTTAGATAAATTAGTGCCGTTATAATCAACAACATTTTCTGTAGTTGATACCGATAATACTTTAATATAACCATTAGCTTCTGTATTGCGTTGTGGTTGATAAGAAACTAAGTTAGCAAGTTTAATAACAGAGTCTCGACGTTCTGCTGTATCAATATAGTTTTCACGTGTGTTTAGATCTGTACGGAATGCCAGGCCTTGCCCCATAAAAGCCATAACATCAAGTAGGGCAATAAATTCTGAACTTTCAATATAATCATTGAATGTTTCTGGATAATACTGACGTAAGTAATCTATGAAAGATTTGCGTAAAGTCTCAAAATCATAGGATTGAAAGTCACCTTCGCTATAGGTTTGATAGATTCTTTTCCAATCTTCGACTCCAAATAGTGCGGTTTGTCTTGTTGTTTTTGCCATGGTTATTCCAGTGTTACAAGTATTTATGGATTTAATAAACTGGGTAGTTTTACTTTAAATTTAAACGTAACTAGCACTACGCTGGGTTTGATCAAAGAATATGGATAGTTGTTGGGCGGTTGTTGTAGCCACAGTTTGTAGTATAATTTGAATTAGCATTCCGTTTTGTTGTGGGTAAGAATAAACGTTTTGAATATATAATCTAGGGTCTCCGCCGGCTACTCGTTGTACTTCATCGTAAATTGCTTGCTGTGTATCTGGTAACTGATTTTCAAACAAAAAAGACCAAATAATTGTGCCGTAACCTGGCCGCCCAGGTAGTTCTCCCTGCCTAATGTTAAACGCATTGAGCAAATCTTGTTTAATTAAAGCGTCATCAACCAGTGTAAACTGTTTGTTGCGATTAATGGTAGAGTATCCAACAAAAGTAGCCATAACTATACTTATCCAAATAGATTTTTAGTATTATTAGCAGCGGTTACTACATTGTTTGCCACATTAGTTGCTTGGCCAGCGATAACTTGTGCTTGCCCAACTACAGCACCCACTGTAGCTTGTGTTTGGGCTATTAATGCTTTTGCCTTGGCTATATCTGCCGCAATACCTAAACTTGTTGCCGATGGTAATTCATATGTAGGAGATTTTATTAAATCACTACCAATTACTCTATCCATTGCCGCATCTATAGTTTTACGGTCAACAGTATTATTAAATGCCGCGCCTTTTTGTATGCCTGATACTAGTCCTGGTAATGAGTTTACAAAAGAAATAGCAGATTTTACTGATTTTGCTAATGTATCTATTGCAGCTAAAGCAGGGGCTGCTAAAGTGTTTAATCTTCCAAGTGCTGCGCCAGCAGCGTTTTTAGCAAGATCTGCAACAATTCCTTCTACACTAGTTACAGCATTTTTTGCCAAGGCATCAACATCAATAGTGCTAAGACTAGCAAGAGCATTGCCAGCAATATTACCTGCATTATCATAAAATTTGTTAGCAGCCGCCCATGCTGTAGTTGCCGCTGTTCCATATTTGCTTCCACAGGCTATTAATGCTCCAATGTCTCCATCAACTGCAGTTTTAACTGCGGCAGAAGTGGCCGCAAGGTCACCACCTGTTAATCCTGTTGCTAATCCTGATAGTTGAGTTTGCACTGTCCCAGTTGCAGCTTTAACATCATTAAGCGCCGTAGTCCCAAATCCTACCGCACCAGTTGACAGGGCAGTAAGGCCGGCATTGTATTGAGCTACAGCAGTTCCGCCTAGCTTAGATATATCTGTAGGTATTGAGCCTAACGGTAAAGATGGATTAAGACCAAATGCCATTTTTATGCTCCTGTTGAATTTGTAAATAATGATAACGCAGATGCTGAAACTAAATTTCCGTCGTTATTATAAACGTGTCCAGTACTTATGGATGGGGTGGACACCGTTGGTTTAGCCGGAACAATTACTCCCAAAGATACTAACGAATCATAACTATCCATCATTAACTGATATTGTATTTGATTTTGTATTACTTGATTATTTAATATATCATTAACACTAGTAACTCCATTAAGTCCAGTCCAAGGGCTTGGAGATTTCATAACTGAAACAAAATTAGCTGGATTAGCAAATGTGCTAGTATTAATTGGACAATATTGTTTTGAGAAACCTGGTTTAATGTATCCAGCTCTTTCAAGTTGTTGTGAATTGAACCCGTAGTATCCAATACCTTTTTCTTGTGTAATAACATTCCATGCTTGACCGACTACTGCAGCAATTTGTGCCATAATAGCTTGTATTTGTACAGGCGATAACGGGCCAATCCCCGGAACACCTTGACTAAAAGTACTAGATCCTGCATCTGTTGAGGTAGCATTACCAGTCACTTGAACATAATTAGCCTGATTTATAATATTAGCTGTAACTACATTATTTAAATTAGGTAAAGTAGCTACAACTGGCAATCCCGAAATTATTTCTAGTATAGCCCGATCGTTTACTCCAGCTGTGCCTCGCTCTAATCGAGTAATGCCAAAATTATTAATTGCTTCTTGTGGGCTTGTTAAAGTGTCGCCTGGATTATACCCAACAAATGTACCAGCAGCAACTTGTTCATAAAAAATTTTGTCTGCTTGAGCTTGAGTTGTGCCAGATGGAGCATTTAACTCAAATGTTGAACCAGAAGGAAGAGTGTATTTAAAAATTGCCATGTTAATTTGTTTTAGTTATGCTTACGCCGGCTGGTACTGTTGGAGCTCCAGGCGGAGTTGAATTTATGCCGTTGCCTAGGTTAACATTAACTTGAACACCTTGGTTATGATATGGCCATGGCTCATGTGATGGGGTACGAGTACAAATACTCAATGTACCTTCAGCATCTACTTTCCAACCGGTGCTGGTGTCAAACTGTGCGTTAGGTAGTGTATATTCTGTCAATCCAGAAGGAGCTGCTATAAACGGAGCAAACCCTGGATTAATTTCTAAATTTTTTCCTTGTAATATTAAAGCCCCTCTTCGGCCATTCCAGAAACCGCCAATGCTGTCTATGCCTAACTCTCCGTTAGCTTTAATTTTAATTTTAGTTTCACTGTATATTTGTAAAGATTCTGCGGTGGCGCAGGTAAATGTACCTTCACTGGCTATAGTTGTGGCTGTGCCGCTTTTCATATTAATATTTCCGCCAGCATTTATATTAATATCTTTGTCGGCGTGTAGATTTATAATACCATCTGAGCGTAAATTAATTGAGTTAGTAGAATAAACATCAAGTGTTCCTTCTTGTCCAAACTCCAGCCATACTTGGCCGCTACCATGCGCAATATAAAAACAATTACCATCATCACTCATAGTTAACTGATGCCCTTTGGCTGTACGAATACGTACCAAAGAGTTTGTTCCTGAGATATCACCGTCATCCATAACAAAGGAATGGCCGCCTTTACGTCCAACCACATTAGTGGCTGTTACAGGAACAGATCCTGAATTTAATTTTTGTACAATTTCAGAATCTTGTAATCCACCTTGATATATTGGGCGGCCAGGTGTACTAAATCCAAATACAGTACTTGGACTTTCACGTTGTATAGAAGAACTAATTGATCCTCTAATAGGATCATTGACCAAACCTTGATTAAGCAATACACTAGCAACATAGCTGTGAACTGGTTTAGGCTGATTAAAAAATTGTGGGTTTTCTGTAATAGCAGTATTTTGTTCTGCGTTATTAATTTCAGTGGCAGGCAATTGTGGACTTTTAGCAAAATAAGCATTTTGATTTGCGTTTTGCTTGGCAGCATTTGCTGTTGCTCCGACAGCAGGTATCATAGAATTAATGCCTTGCTCTTGGAGTACACCTGTGTAAAAACCTTGATTAGGATCGCCTGCTATAAAAAAGCATATGACTTTCACACCAATGTCGGGCGGGCTAAATGCCATACCATAACTTTGTTGATTGTTAGTTGATCCATAGGTACCAGTACCTGTTGATGTACTTGTCTTAGGGCTTGCTCCAGCAAACGGAGAAACATGATTAACTGTTCGCCAGCCTGCTTCATTTTTCTTATTAGGTCCGCCAAATTGTTCAATATACACTTGGACTCTGCCATTACGAGTAGGGTCTATATTGTTCATAATTTCGCCAACAAAAGGGCCAAAGTCTGTAGGATTTCCACCACGATCAAATTTATAGTTTGAAGACCTACCTGTAATGCGATGAACATCTAATGACATATATTAATTTCCAATATTTTTTAAAGGATTAGAAAAGAAATTTCTAACAGCGGCAATTTGAGTTCCTGCTTTTTGTTGATTACTTAATCTAACATCCGCAACTGGAGTTGTTTCTTTTGAAACCTCTGTTTTAATATTTTTTGTAGTTTCTGGTGTTCTACCCAATGATGCAATCTCTTTGTAGTTTAAATTTTTCAATAAAGTGCCTTCTAATGTCTGTTCAAATTTACCTTTACTAAAAGTACTTTTAAGTGTAGCAAGTGTGTATGCCGCACTGGATTGTGACACGGTATTTGCTGCCGTTCCAGCATTAACATCCATTATTCCAGTACCACTAAGCGGACCGCTACTACCTTCATTATAATCTGTTGGAGCATTCCAATTAACCGCAAATACTGCTTGCTGGGCGTCTGTGTTTACTGTTCCATCAGGATAAAATCCCTCAAAATTAAAATTTGCTGCGTTAAGGCCAACCACTTCACCCTGCTGAATCCAAGCAGGATCACCTACAATAGTAATTTTAATTCTTGCTTGATCACTATCACTATACAAAAAATCAGCTAATGTACTGGCTGGATTCAATGCGGCACCTTTAGCTCCTTTGTCATTTTGGGCAGATGCAGTTGAAGGCACATTTTTATTTGGGCCAAGCCCTAGTTGCACTGCTTCTGCTAGTTTAGGACTTTGTAGTACTTGTCTTTTAGTATAGTTTCCACTTATAGCATTTTGATATTCTGTTGGGTAACTTTGTTCAAAATTAAGTACTTGCGTATTTAATCCTGTAAACCAATAATCATATCGTTTATGAACCCCTTGAAATTGTGCTTGTGGGAAATATTGACTTTCTGATTGATTAATTTTATAAGGTGTAATAGTATAAGTTATATGATAAGCAAAATCATTACGTTTGGTATCAATTTTATCTCCTATGATAGTTGTTTTAGTATTAATTTTAAACCATGTTGTTGTATTATTTGCTGCTGTTGAATTACTAGCAGTATCTTTTGATGTAAGCTGATCTTGTATCGCTATTTGTTGTTTTGTAATATATGAACTATTACGCATTGTTGTTTCAATAAATTGCATAATTTGTGTGCCTTGCGATACTGATATATTTCTAGCTTTATTATTTGTTTTATTTGTGACAGGTAATATAGATTTAGAAGTATTGTTGGCTTGCATAGGTGTAGCTATCTGATCAGTGGCTCCAGGTATTGTTACTAATTCATCTTTCAAAGACTTAGGAGCAAATTGTACTTCATAAAAATTTGCTATTTCTACCGTGCCTTTTTTAACCAAATCTTTTTCATATTGATTCATAGCAGCACACAATCCAGTATAAATGTATTCTTGTGACCCAGTAGGAGCCGCTGATGCTTTAGGTGGCGGCAATCCAGCAGCTGCAGCCTTGGCTGTAGTAGTACTTGGAGCATCTCCAGCATAGTTTCTGATGGCTCCGCGGCCAACTGTGCCTACCGCAGATGCTTGCGCTAGTCCTGCCGCTATTCGTTCGTTCGATATACCTGGCATATATTATTTTTCCTTAATAACTAGCATCATTATAAGCCGGATCAATTTCCGTTCCATCTGGTCTGTAAGTGGCCGGAGATGCTGTTTTTAATGGCGACGATGCTTGCGATGGGGCTGAGGTAGTAGTGTTACGTTTAGAGTCGTCACCGCTGGGAGATGAGGCAATAACTGTTCCATTTAATATTTGTTCTACAGTTTCTCCAACTAATTGCCAATTATGTGGCACCGAGCCTAGCGCAGTAGATTGCGCATACTTATAATTTGTGAGACCATTTGCTGTTATATGATATTCTACTACTTTGCCGCTTACCTTAAACTCAATGTTAGCAATATTAAATGGTAGATATTTTACAACAACTGCATTTGAATTGTTAGGTACTGCCCCGGGTGTCCCGGATACAGGTGACACATTGGTTACTAAATTTCCTTTTTCATCCCAACCATAAAATTTTATGACCATAACAAAAACTGCGTGTTGGGGGAAGACGGCAGTTGATTTATATAAATCCTGAACTGCTCTAGTAAGATTATATAACAATGTTATACCGTTTGGTTCTGTTACTTTAAAAGAAAGACTTTGAAAAGAGCTTGGGCCAGTACTTGTGCCAAAGTTTCCAATGATTTCAAGATCATCCATATAATAATCGTTAGGAAAATACTTGTTACGACCAGGTTGGGCTTGTGGTTGAGCTGGTTGAACAGCAGGGCCTTTGTCGGCTGGAGCAGATCCGGCGGCTGGGCCTTTTGGCGCAACAATGCCAATATCAGTAGCATTGGTCGCAGATGTTTTTCCGTCGGTGCCAGTGGCTAAGGTTGATCCGTCATCGAATGTTTGTATTGTAGATCCGTCATCAAATGTTTGTATTGGTCCAGTGGGTGGGTTATATGGAACTGCGCCAGATGTGCTTGGTGTTGTTTGCGATTGCTGTAGTGTTACAATAGGTGCGTTTGTACCTACATCATTAAATTCAGCGGGCGCGGCTTGGACTGTAACTTTACCAACAGGGGTCGCTGGATTAGAAGTAGTAGCTATTGTGCCGGTAGAGACTCTTGGTTCTGTAGCCATATTTAGATTCCCCTTGCTAAATTATTATTAACTGCTTGACCAAAACTATTAGTTGTTGTCCCGGCTCCGGTATCTTGAAATAAAGTTCCGTTGCCAGGCGCGGTCGCTGGAGCCGGCGCGGCAGGTGTTACTGGTGGAGGCGCTCCTCCACTTTGCATTAACAAAGACCATTCGTTAGTATTAATTTTTGAAGTGTTTGCCATTATATTAGCTTGTTGAGGTGTTAGTAAATACAAACTAAGGCTGTATGTATAACTGGCAAACTGATCTAACACATTTGGAGAAGGTGTTATTGGATTTCCTGGATTGGTAGCAGCATTGACAGTTCTATCTGTTCCAGATCTAGTATCGGCTATTGAGGCATCGGCCGGTGGAGCTTGTGCTACTACCGCAGACGATGGCGCAATAAAAGCAGTTTCTCCTGTGTCAGCCGAAGACAGACCAAAATTTGGATTAACAGCGGTAGATGGGCCATATGGAATTGCTCCAGTAGATGTTTGTGAAGTTGATTGCGATTGCTGTAATGTCACTGTTGGAGCATCAGTGCCTGTATCTGAAACTGCTGAATTTTTATTAACTTGATCTTGATTAAAAACTGGTATTGTTGCAGTAGCAGGACTAGAAGAAGTAGCTATATCGCCAGTAGAAACTTTTGGTTCACTGTTAACCTGATTATATGCAGCTCGTTGTTCAATATTTGGAGGTAAGGTGGTTGGGGCAGATGTTGATCCGTCTGGTAATTGATAGATATTATATCCATTTTTATCTTTGCCTAAATATCTTGGGTCAGCCATATTATATTCCCAATGCTTGCTGTAATGTAGTAATCTTGGGCAAATAAATTTGTGTTCCTGATTTAAAATCAAGTGGTGGTTTTTGTAGTGTATTTGGATTGCGTTGATAAAATACCCACCATAGCTCAGAATTGTTATACAAATCTAATGCCAACAAATCTGGTCTATATTGATATGTTAAATTTATTGCGAAATATTGGTCGTCAACTAACTTTGGAATTGGCCTGTTGACCATTGAGTCCAAAAAGAACTGACTGTATCCTGTATTATAATAAGGACTTGCTTGTGTGTAGGTTGCCATTACCAAAACCCTCCTCTTAGTAAATTGCCGTTGGCAAAACCTTTAAGACTAAACTGTTTACTCACTTGTTGGCGACTTTGTACTGGTAATAATCTAATAGTAATATCCATTTTAGTTGGAACGTATGTTGGTGACCCGCTGGCATTGTTTGGCGTATTTGGACTACCAAACGGCACAACAGGCAACGCACCCGGAGTCGTAAATGCCGCTGCTAATCTAGCATATCCGGTTATTTGTCCACCGGCAACGCCGCTGTTTAATACATTACTTACTGTTGCTGCGTTCAAGCCAACATTATTTACAACCGAGGCTCTGATATAGTCTACATCTTCTGGTAAGTTATATGTAAATTCTGTAATTACACAAGGATGATTGTTAAACTGATATTGACCAAGACCAGACATAAAAACTAATGGCGGAGGTGCTCCACGTTGAGCATCTTGTCCGTAAAACATTTTTGTAGCGGATCTAAAAAAGTGAATAACGGCTAGCAAGTAATTTGCTTGGGCAGTATTTTGTGCAGTAAAATGTCCCGTAATATTGATATCACTAATGCTACTGTTTTGATAAAAATATCCTCTATAATTTGAATGTGTTAAATCATATGATGAGTAATTTGCCTTATATCCCATATCAATTTTTGGGGTATATGGAAATATAACTCCATTAGTTGGTTTCAATGGTTGTAGAATTCCTGGTGTAGGATCGTTATACAAATATCCTGCATCTTTGGCTAAACTTATTCTTAAACGCCAGTCAGTGTTACTTGCTACTTGCCCTGTTTGATCTGCTATACCTGGTTGTTTTCTAGTGCTTTCTATTAGTCCAGCAGTACCCGGTGAGGTCGTTGCCGCTGAAGTATTCGGCGCAATAAAAGCAGTTTCTCCTGTATCAGCAGAAGATATTCCGGCGTATGGGTCTGGTGCTATTGCCATTGTTTTGGTTATCCTATTACATATTTATGATTCAAATAATATGGGTAGATTATAGAAAAAGGTTGACAAAAGGTTGACTTGTGTTATAATAAATAATCACTCAGGAGATTAATTAGTGGCTACAGCACCTATAGTATCACAGAAAAAAGTCATATATCTCAATAATAGAGATATTTTAAAGCAGATTCACTTATCCAAAAATACATATTGCAGCTATAAAGATCCCATAAACGATCATCAATATGACATTATTTTGCCCACAGTTGAGAAAATCAACCAGCGCACAGTAGCAGAGGCTAGGCGGAATCGTTCGGATCGTATTAAAAAAGAAACTGGAGTAGTTATTGATCCTAAAAAAATTCCTAATACAGATTTGGTGTTTAGAATTACCTGTTGGGAACATATTCCAATGGCTCCTAAAAAGATTCCAAAGTCTGCTACTACTAAAAAGAAAAAATTAGACGATTTATTTGAGCTAGATTTAGTAGAAGACGATCCTGTTATTGATTTGCCAGCAGAAGCTGCTTTAGATGATGCTAAACATATTAGACTTCCGTTTCCCCCGTTTTATCACTATCGCTTGGATGACAAAAAACAACCTTTCTTAGTTGGTAAGAGTCACTGGATTGGCGACTTGGAAAAAGGTGAGTTCAGTAAGGACCACGGTGCAGTTACCCGCACACTGGCTACTATGTACATGAAGCTATGCGAGCGTTATGCTACCCGTAGTAACTGGCGTGGCTATACTTACAACGAAGAAATGCGTGGAGCAGCACTAGTTCAGTTGTCGCAGATTGGTTTGAGATTTGACGAAAGTAAATCACAAAATCCGTTTGCTTACTATACAGCGGCTATTACTAATTCTTTCACACACGTTTTAAATTCTGAAAAGAAAAATCAAA